TAGGCATACGAAGATATGTAAATTTAATTCTATCACCGTTAACAGCAGGCTCATATTTTTTTTGAAGCTTGTTTTGTTTAAGGTATTTGTTATACAAAATAGAACCACGTACATGGATAGGTGTGCCTTTTTTATATGAACCACGCTCCATCCAGTTTGTAATATTCGAAACAGACCGCGGAAAGCTTACTTGTTCAGGCGGTAAACTATTAAACAGGTTTTTAAATTCAGCAATGTATTTTTGAGTATCTGCTTCAGTGCCAGATAGAATAATTTTAAAAACTTCTTTAAATTTATCACGGACTACTTCAGGTGTAGATGACTTAATAGCTTCAATACCCATGATTTTAAGTTTTGGCTCAGCATATTGTACACCTTCAGAATTATGCACATTAAGAATGTATCTTTTCTTAGCGGTCCATATACCACGATCAGCAATTACTTCACGTGCCATAACCATACGATTTTTATGAGCATTCATATTATGGTATAGCTTATCATATGATTTTGCTAATGCTGGTTCAAAATGTTCAGAACATATTTTATCTAAAAACGAAACAGGATTTTTCGGTTTAAACTTATTTACGATAGGACCCATATTAATATAAAGACTATCAGTATCAATTGCAATAACGTAGTCTACATCTTTAGTTCCAAGCGCGATATTCATTTCCTTATTCATCGAGTGTTCAGCCCACTGAATAGCGAGTTGACCTGATAAGGTTACACCTTCAGCAATCCTAAGATCAAAATATTTAAAATATTGATTGCCAAGAGCACCATAAAGACTATTCATTAGAATTTTAATAGCCATTTGCTGATTACCGAGAGTATTTATTTCAGACTGAAGACTTTCATCTTTAGTTCGTTGATACTCTTTTTCTGCGGTTAGCTGCATTGTTTTAACTGCAGAACGTTCAGTGTAATAATCTTCAATAATTGTAGGAATCACACCATCAAAGTCTTTACGATATGTTGAACCATTTGCTGCTACGGCATATTTTTTTTCAGTAACTTTATTGTCAAGAAGATAATGTTTAACGTTATTTATTTCACTTTGGCTAATTAGAGTTTCTGGTGACATATTATATTGAACAATTAGATTAGGATACAATGAGTTTAAATCAAATGATACTACCCAATCATGAGCACCAGTCTGTGGCTCTTTAACATACCCACCTGCAAATTTAGCTTTATAAGCTTCAGGCGCAAATGCAGGTGGAACAACTTTTTGTGAATTTAGTTTACGATAAATAATTGATTCCCATATCGCAGTAGTGCCGAATGTGTCTTGATAATTAACACCACCTTTGTAAGCAATTGTCATGGCTAATGTGATAAGCCCAAGCTTTTCTTCAAGCCGGTCAACCAATTGCACATCTTTCATATTATAGTCAATATACTTTTGAAAGTCATCTTTATATAGATTGCGCAATGAACCAGATTCTTCGTAAGAAAGTTTCTTTTCGCCAAGTACTACATAAGCTATATGATCAAGTTTGTATGATTCTTGTGGACCATATGTATATCCAAACTTTTGAAATAACTCAAGGTAATCTAATGTTTGAATACCTTTAATGTCATACACATCTTCTTCACGGCCTCGACGAGTAATTTTACGGTAATCTACCATGCCCCAAGGTGAAAAAGCTTTTATTTCATCAAGCCCTAGTATTTTAGAACAGCGATTAATAAGATATGGTATATCAAAAAAGCGAGTATTCCAACCAGTGATTACGTCAGGTGTTCTACTAGGTTTTGACCACCATTCTAAAAATTGACGAAAAAGATCTTGTTCATCATGACATTTAGTATATTTAACTGGTTTGATAAGTGCTTTTTCAGTATCATAATCACCGTATCCCCAGACCCAATATACATCGGATTTACTAGATTTTACAGTGATAGCTAATACGCGCTGATCAGCTTGTGATGGGTGTGGGAATCCATCATCGTATTCAGTTTCAATATCAATCGTACAAACATTAATCCATTCGCGATTAAACTTAATATCTTTAGGAAATTTTGATGTGATATATTGTTGAAGATAGTTTGGGTTGCCGTATATTTTACGATTAGATACTTCTTTATTTTGATCTAACCAATCTTTAGCAGCACGCATAGACTCAAATGGTAAAGCACCAATTTGATTACCGTCTAAACCGCGCCACCCTGTATTTTTATCAGCAGCAACAAAAAATTCTGGTTGGAATTTATCTTTGCGATAAATAGGTTCCCGCGAATAATCATAACCACGGTATAACATTGAATTGCCGTAACGAACGACGGATGTATAAAATCTTGACATAATATAATTGTACCACAGTTTGAAGTAAATGTAAACCGTTAAAGTGACTCACCTTGAACATAATCTGACCAAGCAACTGTTCCATTGCTCATCATACATCCTTCGCCACTTTGTCTATTTGCTCTTATTATTGTAAATTCTTTTTCTTTAACCCATAAAGAATCAAAAACGTTGACTGTTGTTGTAGCTCCCATAAACACCATTGAGTAGTTGCTATTGTTTAAATACTCAATAAGACTATTAAGATCACCACAAATTATTTGTGCAAACTTAGGTGTGGCCTGCTGAGCATTAGCAGGCGCACACATAGTTAAAAATGTAATAGCAATAATGCTACATAAGTTCGAAATGCGGACCATCGATAAAGGGCCTCCGACCCTGACTTCGACGAAGATCTATATATGCATTCATAGCATCTTCAGCAGTGCCAGGATAAGATCTAATATCTCCTTCAGACCAAGACGCGCCCCACTTAATAGCTACTCCAAGCTCTTCAGCGGCTTGTTTAAAAGCATCACAAATATCGTCGTATACGTTAATTTCCCAAACAACTTCTGAACCGTCATAAGCTACTACATCTACAGCATGCGAATATCCGGTATCTTGAACCAAATGTTTTGACTTCATTGTTTGAGAGCGACCTGAAGCAACAAGACGTTCTTGCTCTTCAACTGATCGTACACCATATGTAACACCAAAATCAACTTTAGTATATCCAATTGCCTTTTCAACAACGGCTACCATATCCGGGTGCACGCCTTCCAATTTTCCTCGACTTCTAGAGGATAGATTAAAACTCATTAAGTTCTCCTTTTTGATATATTTATAATATTTTTATCCGCCTGGGGTAAATCCTGGAGGGCTATACCAACGTTTTTGATTATGTATTTTACCAAGCAGTTCATTAATTTCTTTTCTTTTTTTGATATGAATATTGCGCATTTCACATCTTAACGCATTTTCTATAATTTCAATATCTTTTACGTTTAGTTCGAAGTTTGTATTAGGTTTCATATCCCTATTAGTCCAAAGCCATGATTTGCTATTGCATTTGTTATGATTGCAAGGCATGTTGTGATATGCAAAATAACCCAACCTGTTCTAAGTATTGCTACTTTGTCAGCTTTATCGTTATCGCTGTATGCTTTTTCACCAATTGCCTTGCACCATAATTCCCACATTATGACTTGTGGTCCGTTACAAATTCATATAATTTGTCCGCTTGAGCTTTTATTTCATCGGGGGTGATTGCTTTTGGAACATACTGATCCCAAGCTTTTAATGCTTGTTCAGTATTTTCTTTATGTAAACTCATCATATGCTGAGCAAGTTCTACTTGCATATCGTATTGCTTATCCATCATGTCTTTTGCCATTGATAGGACATCGTAACGAATTTGGTATGGATTTGACATTTAAGTCTCCTTGTGTGTGTTGTGTGTATAAGTGGGCCCGAAGGCCCACTCAATTAAGTTATTGCTGAAGTTTTTTGATTTCCATCATACACTTCTTCGATTCTTCCATCAGTCCCATTCTTGCCAGCTCTGCCGCTGCCCGAGAATAACCGATCATCTGCAATTGTTGATCTAATGAAGACCACAATGAAGATAATGGCGAGAAGATATAAGACATTGTTGTTGTTGTCATTATACCCATCCTTTAAGATTTTCGTTATAGTTACTCATACGGTGTGGGTATAAGTCGCTAGTGCCATTAGCTATAGAATGTATGTCTCCTCGGCATAGACCGATATCTCTTAGATCTTTATCACTTAACCTATTAAGTTCTTTATAGGTGTGTTTATACTCTTGTTTTTTAATTCTTCGTTGTTTAAAAGACTTAAATAAATCTAAAAGAGCTTCAATTGCTTTCGTTGAGTAGCTGTGCGCTACTAGTATTGCCTGTGTCATTTTCGTTCCTCGTTTGACCAATATTGATTTTACGAGGACGCATTTCTTCTGGAATAACATACTTCAATTCAATTGCAAGTATACCATCCCGAATATCTGCTCCATTTACGTGTACATGTTCGGACAGCCTAAAGGTTCGTTTAAATTTCTTTGTAGAAATTCCACGATGAATAAATTCTCTTCCTTTAGAAACATGTTCTCCTTTCACAGTTAAAGTCCTATCTTTGACTTCAATACCAATTTCATCTTTAGAAAAACCCGCAATAGCAAGTTCGATAAGATATTCTTCATCGCCTTGTTTGATAATATTGTGAGGTGGATAATGGTCTTGAGCATGTTTTGCAGTGAACTCTAGTTCATTAAATAAATGGTCAAAACCAACAAATGATGAACGGGGGAATAGTGTTTGTAAGCCTGTCATTGTTATCTCCTTTTGAGCAAGCAAGATTAAAATGTGACCGGAGTATTCCGCATCACTATACTATATATAATAACTATTTTTTAAAAGTACATAGCTAAAATTAATTTTTATTTCCGATATTATACTTTGGACATAAATTCCAATTATCTTTTTCTTTATACGAAATAATTTTTATTTGACGTAATGGAGCTAAATCTTTTAAATTGTTTGAAGTTTCAATAGAAATTAAACCCCAGTCACTCATAAGCTGAGCAATTGTATTTCTACGAGCAATATCATTTTCTTCTAAGTTAGATTTTTTGCCGTCAAGTAAAAATAATTCTTTAAAGTGCACAATGAAATATCTTCCTTGTTTATGTAAGATATGACATGACTGATATAATTTATTATCTTTACGACTGGCTACGCCAATACGTGTTAAAGTTTCTTTAACTTTTAAAAAATCGTCTGGTTCGTTTAAAGTGATTTCCAACATAGCGTTTGGAGACCATTCTACTAATCTATTTTCTTCCACCTTTAAATACCTTCTTTTTCAATACATTTAGTTGTTCATTTGTAAGAAGGGACAAGGCTTGTCTAGCTTTTTCATCGTTATACCCATAATATTCCTTGACTGCTTCCACATCACTTTGAATCTCTGGCTTAAACCATTTAGAGAATCTTTTCTTTTTTCTAACTATATTTATAAGAAAGTCGTTTTGTAGTTTGTTATCAAGGGTATGATGGATATTCATTTCATTAGCCATCAAAATAGTGTCATTAAAATATGATAATCCTCTATTAATCATAAAAGGATTATATTGCTTTTCAGTTATATCATCTACGATAATATTATTTTTACCATAGTTTATTTCATTTAAAAAATCAAAGGGGCTCATGCGAATTCAACATTAGCCATGATTTCTGTCATGCATGCAACAGCATTTAGTTCATGATCAGCAACAAAAGCATCTTTATATTGATAATCTGCTAAGATAAGAACAAGTTGAGGGATGCTTTGTGGTTTTACAAAATCGTACATATTATCATAAAGGCCACGAAATATGGCTACGGTATCCATATCCATATTATCTACAATCCATCTTCGCATTTTCTTAAAGTCTTTATCCTTTAAATGCTTGACAAGATCGCTGTGTGAACTAGTACCACTATCTAAAATTGAAGCACTATTAATAGCACCGGAAATAGAAAGTCGTTGGCACTCATTTAAAACACGGCGCCAATCTGGGGCGTGTTTCATAATTAGGTCTGCTAATCCTTTACTATCGAAGGATACACCTTCTTTGTATAAGATATCAGCAAGACGATCCATGAACTCACCACAAAGTTGAACCATGTCTTTCTTAGACGTATTAAATTCATACACACCACAACGTGAGTGTAAAGGTTCAATAATACGATTTTTAAAATTGCAAGTTAATATGAACCTACAATTATTACTAAACTCTTCAATAAAACCGCGAAGAGCTGGTTGAGTAGATTGTGCATTAAGATAATCTGCTTCATCAAGAATAATAACTTTATATCCACCTTGAAGAGATACCGTACTAGCAAATTGTTGCAGTGTAGTTCTTAAAGTATCAATATTGCCACTTTGTGAAGCATTGATAATAATATAATCTAAACCAAGCTGTTTACACATAGCAACCGCTGCAGTAGTTTTTCCAAGACCAGCAGTACCAGTGAATAGCATATTT